TCGCCAGGGAAAAGGCTTTGCAACTGATTTTCAAACTTTGGACTTAGCATATATTTCTCCAATAAAAAAGCCCCGCATAGGGGCTTAGTTTAACGCATTGAACTAAATACTTCTACGAATTGCATGCTTACAGTCTGAACTTCCTTACTGACTGGTGTCACGCTAATACTATCCTGTTGAATCACAAACATTGATGTATCGCCCTGCGGCGTAGTCCAGAAGAACGGGGTAATGATGTGGTTGAAACAGAAATCCATCACCTCGCGCCAGTCCTTGTTAGTGTAGGCCATCTGGTAGCTGCGCTTATTGCTGCGATAACCACCCGTGCCTCTTTGCTCAAAACCATTGCCAAAGCTAACAATTCTCACGTTGTTCGTATTACTGAATGAAGCTGATCCACCCTGTATCTGAGTGCACCAATTAAAAGTATCAATAGTCATAAAAATCCTTAGGGGCCGAAGCCCCGATAATTAGTTGAATCCGCGCAGGTACTGATAGGCTCTGCCACCCTGCTGGAATGATTGAGCAATTTCTTCCGCTACGATAGCCCTGACGCCGCTCTGCAATGCCTTAGATTGCTCTGGGTCGCTACCTACACCTGAGTTTACGTTAACAGTGATGCCGCTAACATTAACATCAGTTCCACCAGAAACCAAGCCGCCACTTGCATAACCGGAAGGGCCACCAACCGCACCGCCATTTGCGTAACCCTTCATTAGTGCGTAAAGGTTCTTAACACCAATTCGGCTTGTCGCTTCTTTTGTGAATACAAACTCACCACGGTGTACCGTCCCTGCTGGTTGGTATTTCCCGCCGTCACCAGTGTAGCCGCCGCCAGCAAAACCTATGGCAGATGCAAGTGAGCTAAACGCGTTGCCTCCCCCACCACCAAAGCTAGTTAATGTTGATTCTATAGCCTTAACCAAAAGTAACTGAGTTGCAATCTTCGCAATCATTTTCAGGATGCTTGCTGTGAACTCCCTAAAGTTCGTCTCACCAGTGGTTACAAGGTTTGTAATCTGGTCTGTAATCCCGTCAAATGCGGAAACGGTTAAGTCCTTAGCAATCTGATTGTAGTCAGTGTACTTCTCTGTCAAGTCGGCAAGAGTGGATGTTACACCGGATTGCCAGTCTGACCTAAGATTATCCTCCTGCTTGTAGTATTCCTTTCTTGCTTCCAGCAATTGCTGAAAATCAACATCATCAACAGAACCACCAGCATTAACCTGATTGGACTGAAGAGCCTGAATCTCTTTAGCTCTTTGCTGCTCCCGAGATGATAATCCAGCACCCAAGTTAATATTGCTTGCCTCATTGTTAATCTGAAGAATCTTCTTGCGGTTATCTTCAGCTAACTTATTGGCTCGCTCTTGCAAAACAATCTGGTCACCTAGCTCAGCCTTCTGTCTAGCCAACTCAAGAACTTTATCCTTTTCAATGAGAAGTCTTGCTTGCTCTTTTTTTATTGAGCCATCACGCTGTCTTTGCTCAAGAATCTGGAATTTTGCAACCTCCTGAAGATACTGCTTGCGCTCATTGCTTATTACTGCGCCAATATCCCTGTTTTCCTGAAGCACCTTGAGCTGTGCCTGTAGTGCAAGTACGCCAGATTCGTAACCAATTGTAAGGTCTCTTTGCTCTTTAACCCTACCATTTTCTTCTTTCCTGCTCTTCTTGATCGCATCAAGTTCATCCTGAAGCGCCTTCTTCCTTTTTGCAAACTCCTCATCAGTACCTGATTGCTCATTGGAATTCTGATTTTCCCTGCGCGTAACGTAACCAAGTTCTCCTTCTCTGATTCTGGCATCTCTCTCCCTGATAGACTTCTCTAGCTCAAGGTTTTGCTTCTTGGCGGCATCGATAATCTTCTGCTGACTCTTGATTGCATCATCACCGACACCATCAAGGCCTGGGATATTCTGCAATGCCTGAGTTGCGCTAATTACGAATTCACCAATCAGCACATCACCCTGGTTGATGAAGACCCTAATTTGCTCAATTGTTCCGGCGATTACGTCAACAAACAGGTTCAGCGCCCCAACCGTTCTACGACTAATTGCATCCCATACATCAGATATGTACTTCTTAAAGTCATTCCATGCCAACTCAAGTGGAGTTAACTGCGCAGCTATGTCGTTAAGGTTGGCTTCCTGCGACTTGCTGAAAATATCAATCGCGGCGGTAACTGCCTCAACCTCTCCCTTTGTCTTTCTCAGGTTTTCGATTGTCGTCAACTGCCCCTGCGTGAGGAAGTTAAAGCGCTTATCCAAATCAACTAAACCCTGGATTGGGTCGCTCGCAATCTGGTTATAGTAACCAGTAATTTCCTTTGCATCCTTACCTGTCAACTGCGCCCATCTGGCGGTAGATTTAGTAATCTTGTCAATCTGCGTCAGCGTAAGGTTCCCTTGCTCAATAAGGCTTGTTGCGATGCTAGTCACAAGTCCTCTGGTTGCACCAGTAGCATCAGAAACAGAGCTAACCAACTCTCTAACCTGCGAGATTGATGCGATTGTGGAGTTGTTTGAGAACGCAATGGCAGAATTTAATGCTCTGAATTCACTCTCTGCCTGAGCAGCACCGATACCGAGAGCAACAAGTGCCCCACCCAAAACGCCAACAGCAACATTGAATGGATTTAAGGCTGCGAGCGCGAATCTAAAGGTGTTACCAATACCTCCAAATGCATCCTTAATTTGTCCGCCTTGCTGAATTGCAATAAGCCAAATCGGAATGCCGCCAGCAAGTGATGTCCCAATATCTGTAATCTGCGCTGGCAATTGAGAGATTGCAGCCTTGTATTGACCTGCGCTTAAGCCAGAGCGTTGAAAGGCCTTGCTCTGAGCAATTAGCTGGGTGTTTGCCTTCCGTGATGCATCGGCGATTCTGTCAATAATAGGCGCTGCCTGAGAACTTACACCAAGCTGAGCGGCCTGTAATTTTAAGTACTCCTCACGCGTCAATGTTGCCGCCTGAGCCTGTCGCTCAAGTGACGCAATGAACCTGTCAGCTTCAGCCTTCGCTTTTGCCTTATCCTTTGCGGCTTGAGCCGATGCCCTACCCTCCTCAGTTAGCGCCGCACGTGAGCGAGCAAGCTTTGCGTTCTGCGTTTCAAGGGCTTCACCTAAGCGGAAAAACTCCTCATCAGGAACCACGCCAGCTGCGAATGCCTTATCAAGACCTACAGCAGCCTCCTGGAGTTTACGGAACTTTGCCGCAGTTGGGTCAATAGCCGTTTGCAATTTGGCCAAAGATGATTTCTGTTCAGCCAGTGCGCGAGCCGTGTCTCTAGCTTGAGTCTTTGCAACCTGCTCGGCATTGACGAATTCACTAATGCCGGAAGCGGCTTGCTGGTTTGCCTGTCTGAACTTCTGTAGGGATTGAGTGCCCCTGTCTACTTGCGCTACGTCTACGGCTAGTGTTATTCCGGCTAATTCATTTGTTGCCATCTAAGCCTCCATAATAGAAAACCCGCCGAAGCGGGTTATTTTTTCCTCAGGTTATCCATCATCTCAAGAGCCTTAGCTTCAAGGATGCGTAAATCGCTGAGCACCAATTCTTCTTCAGAAACATTATACACTCTAAAGAGGAAATTTAGCACGTTGTAATCTAGGCCTGTAGCTCCGTTAGCTCCGACTCTCCACTGTGTAGCCATTGAGCAATAAATGTCCCACGCCTTCATCATGTTGTCGTCGAAGTGTAAAACTTCAGGCTCTTCATCTTCGTAATCAGAGCGGCGCATCCCAATAGCTTCCAGTTCGGCATCAGTTGGCTCTGACTGGTACTGTAGATACACCGCCCTCTTTAGTTTTTTACCCGCTGGCCTGCCAGTGCCTGCATATAAGCGGTAGTCAGTGCAACTGTTGACGCTGGGAACAGGTCGGAGAACTCATTAACGTTATCCTCGCTGTATTCTTCTTCCAAATCCCAATCAGAGGCGATTGCCATAATCAATTCTTTAGTACTCAAGTCTTCTTTCTGCAAAAGCTCCTGTAACTCAGATGTTTTCTTGTGCTTAACTGTAAAGATAACCTCTACATCCTGGTCGTTAGCCAGCTTGAATTTTACTGGTAGCTTAAAGTCCGGGAGTGTCGCCAGTGAAAGTTTGAACTTTGCCATTTTGTTAATCCTCTTATTGTTTGTGAGTATGTATTCTATTACTTAGTGTTTTCTTTTGCAATCTTAGCGGCGGTATCCTTGCAAATCTCACTACCATACTTCATGATTTGGTCAACCTTACCACCTACCAAACCCTTGCAAACTCGCTCAGCCTTAGCAAACTCAAAGTTATATTCGCTTGCCTTTGCATTGGCATCAGTCTCGCCAGTTGGGTTAACAATCTGAACTACTGAATAAAAAGCAACCAGAACCGCAGAAAGCTTGATGATGTTTTTAACGTTATTCATTTAATTAATCTCTCATTTCGTTTCGATGAGGTAAATATACAGCAAAATTGAATAAGTACTTTAGCAAAAAGTGCTATGCAATAAAAAACCCTCCGAAGAGGGTTTGTGTTTTAAACTTCTGCTGCCACAGAGGACAGCCTACCACGAATGGATACAGCGATGGATACCGTTTCGATTTCGTTAACACCAATGGTAGGGGTGTCGTTGAAGGCGATAGTACCGGACTGCAAACGCATTTCCTGAGCGCGAGGTACGAACAGACGAATTGCAACAACCTGGCCCGACTCATCGTAGTTACGCAGAACCGGATAGACCGGGTTGGTGTACTCGTGAGCAAAGGTGAAGGTGTTTGTTACCGCAGATTTATAAGTCGGAATCTGCTGTTCGCGGTCATCAGAAAGACACTGGAAGTTAACGAACTGTTGTTCTCCGCCATCAGTGGAAACGTCCTGAACGCACGGAACTTCGAACCATGAAGTAATCTTAACAACTTCACCAGTTAAGCCAGCAGGGAACTTAGTGGTGTTGGAGGTATCAATACCTTCAACTGTTACCGAAGTGCCAGAAACTTCAGTAATTCGTACTTGCTTGTCTGCCAGGAGCGTGGAGGCTGAGGATGTGAAAAGCAGGTAATCACCAACTACCAAACCAGACGCGTCAGATACAGTTAAAACAGGGGTAGCTGCGTTAGAGATTTCAGTTACGTCAATTGCAGTTCCGCGAGAGCCTTCTACGAAGACCTGCGTGCCATTACTAAGATGGGCCATGTATTTTTCCTTTTGTTAGTCTAGACGAACATAAAAACGAACCGGGATAAACCACCCAGACTTGGATTTGATAACGGGGTTAACAACTCCAGACTCATAAATGGTCCCGCTGTCAAGCATTGTACCATCAACGATAGATTCTGCCAATTGATTAGCTATTTGTCTGGGTTTATCAATTCCAGTGCCCGGGCTGAAGAAAACAGAAATCTGCACCATGCCTACGTAGTATTTGCACTTCCTGCTTAGTCCGTACGTTACGGTGTCAACTTCTGTGTAGTCGTACTTGAGCCAGATTGAGCCATCTGCCGGGGGAGTGAATGCAGTATTCTCCCACGCAACTGGATATCTGACCGGAAATTCACTTACCAGTAAATCATTGACGAATTTCCTTGCCGCTAATGATAATTCATATTGCACGACGAGCCTCCTCCACCGCTTCCTGGAAATACCTGCCTAACCTTGCCTGAACGACACCTAAAACACCGGCTGGAGCCTGATTTGATGCGCCATACTCAAGCCCCGCAGCATAATCAAGTCGGTTAGTTATATAAATAACGCTTGTGGCTTTTGAATTAGCAACTGCCCTGGCTTGTCTGGCGAGATATGTTTTCGTCTGCCAACCAGTCTGATCGTACTCATTGAGTGACTGCTGGGCCGGTGAGTTTGCGGTGATTTGCCAGTTAGCCTTGAACCTACCAGTGTCGACCGGAGATAGGTCTACAATTGCGTTAGCTGTTTTGGTGACTGTATTAGCGACTACAATCTCAAAACCACTTTCCGCTCTGTCAATCCAGTCAGCAATAGATTTCTCAAAAGTAGCCACGCTTCCAATGTTTCTAGCCATAAGTAGACACCCTACGAAGAATCGGTCTATAACCAACAACTGTACCGGTTGGTTTAACTGGGCGCGGGTCAACAACAACAAAAGTATCACCATCTACTTTAATCTGATAGCCCTGCTTAATTTCCACCTGAGCCGTGAAGATTCCGCGCTTATCGCCAAACTGGATAAACTCACCATCTATATCGCGCGTCTTGATTTCTCGCACCAAGCCTTTTAGCTGGAATGTTTGCGCTGGCACTTCTACTTCAACTCCGTTAACTATTTCAACATATCCATCACCAGTACTCATTTTGTAAACGCCATTTTCATCACTAAAGAAATTAATACCAGCGCGAGTAATTGATTCGATTTCGCTGTAGTTCATCGGCAACCGCACCCACCGCCACCAGCGGAAGTAATCAATCCAAAGCCGCCACCTTTCTTGCGGAGAAGCGCCTTGTACATGCGACCCCAGGAGGAAGATGATAAATCACCTTGGATTGCTGATTGGTTATCATAGGTGATAGAGAATTCACCGCTCAGTGCGTAACTTGCCATTCTACGGCTATAGGTTTCCAGACCTTCACTCTCACCCTTAAACGCGCCATCAGCAAGCATTAGGTGCAGCGCGTAAAGTACAACAGCCTTATCTTTGTCTGCTCCAAACTTGCTTTCGCATACATATAGACGTGCCAAATCAATCCATACATTAATTGCTTCGTCATCCACCGCTTTAAGCGCAGGAACAAGAGAGCGCATAAACGCCAAAATTGCATCATTCATATTAGCTCCATACAATAAAGGACGCCGAAGCGCCCTGTTTGTTATTTGTACTCGTTACCAGTCTCAGCTTCGGAGATGGTTTTCGGTTCTTTGCGCTTTTTCTTGCTAACAACTTCTTGCGCGATTTGTTTGGTTGCTTTGGCGTCACCCTCAATGGTGAGCTTACCCTCTGCGATTAAGCGCTTGAGTCCGTCGCAAATTACATCAACCTCGAAAGTGTCACCAGGCAAATATTTCTCACCTTTGTAAACGATAAGGCAAGCGCCAGTGTGTTCTAAACGAATCATTTTTGTCTCCTTTGTTTATCTGATTGAGTGATTATAACCCAACAATTCCATTTGGTACAGACGTAAAAAAGCCCTCCGAAGAGGGCGATTCATTATGAAAAGGTAATACCTTTGATTACTGCCATCGTCAGAGGGCGATAAACAATCAAACCTGTCGCTTTTGATGTCACAGGGTACTTAAAGTGCAAGTCCTTAGGTTGTCCTGGAAGAACATTGGTAGCTTCCGGAATCTCGATAGACATATTGAGTGGACTCTTCTCAAACGCCAGAGCAGCCTTACCATTCGCACCATCGTAGTTGTCCAGGAACTGCAAGAAACGAATGGTCAAACCTGGGTTGTTACGAGTGAACAGTTCACCGTAGCTCAGGTTTGTCTGCGGAACCAGTTGCTGCATAACTCGACGAGCAGAAGCCGGAAGCAGAATGTCAGTCACATGATGGAGGCCCTGTGTTGAAGTCTCAACTGCATCAATCATCGCGGTGACATCATCAATTGCGTTCTGCGGCAAACTCCAGTTTGGAGTTGCAATAACGTTGTTGATGTTCGGCTGATCGAATACGCTAGGGATACCGTGCGGAGCAGAGCCAGACCAAACCAGTTTATCCAGCAGGTTGTCGTGTGCTTCGAAAGCCAGTGCCTGCTTGCGAGTTGACAGTGACTGACCAGTTGCAGCGCCTGCTTTAATTTCATCAGTAGAGATAAGGAACGCGTTACCGAAACGGAACACTTTACCTTGCTTCTCGGTCATGAAAGAGTCAACCAGCGGCAGGTCATCAGAGTAATCAGCGATAATCTGAGCAATTCCGACACCATCAAATTCTGGGTATTCGAAATACTTCGCGTGACCAGGAATTTCATTTGTTACAGGGAAGATATTAACAACTGAGTTTTCTGCGTATTCTTTTTCGTAAGCACGGTTCAGGGCAGCGGTAAGCTGGCTAACGGTCCAGATACCAGCGGCATCTGCTTTATCTACGCCCATTTGCTCGAGGTGAGCGGTGATTTTTGCTTGTTCTGCATCAAATTTAATGGCCATTCTTTATTGTTCCTTTTCAGTTAGGTGTCTACGGATTCATTATACACGAGTTTTTAGCCCACGCAATGGTATAAAAAAACCTCCCGAAGGAGGTTATTTGCACTGCGATATTTCTTACTTTTGCTTAACCTGAACTTCAACAAGAGCACCATCAACACTCAGGTTTTGTGGGTCCGTGCCAGTGTTTGCGATGTAACCACCCGCAAAAGTCCAGCCAGTTTCAACCGCACCTGAATCTTCAACTAATCCAGCGGCAGATACCAGAACTGGAGCGCCAAACGTTGGTGCTGAAGCAAGGCTTGAGCGAACCCAGATTCGACCGTGAGTCATGACGTTAACTGCTTCATTTACGCGAGCAGTGCCATCCGGAGTCTCGTAGTGAGAGCGAACAACTACACCGAGAGAATTACCGGTAACGAGGCCAGTTGCTTCCACAACCTTGTGACCATCTACAGGCTGAGCGGTTGTGAATTTAACAACAGTGCCAACCGGAATGGCTGCTGCACCGCCAACTACACAAGCGCCGTCGATGTTATACAGAGAAGTATCAGAAACCATACCAGCCAGTGCTACGGAACGAATTGCCATGTTTATAACTCCTTATTTCTTAATTTTAGCTAAACGAGCTCGCGGGTCTAATTTCTTAGGCTCTTCGGCTCCGTCAGATTTGTCGGAAGCGGTAGTCGCTTTACGTACTTCAGCCATTTTATCAGATTCTTTGGCAATGTCGAACGCTGCGTCGATGTACGCGTCGGATTTCTCAGAAACGTCAAGGCCGGATACTTCTTTGACGTAAGCCACTTTAATGCCCTTGGCATCCAGACCATCAGCCTTAACACCAGCTTCAGAAGCAACGGCGACCAGAGAGGCCAGTGCATCAGCGTCAGCTTTCGCTTTAGCCACAGCGGCTTCGATTTCAGAAGGGATTGCATCCACCTTAGATTTCAGTGAGTCACGCTCGGCGATTGCAGTGTCAGCCTTTGCGTTCAGTGCTTCGATGTGAGAAGCAACCTCCGGGGCGACCTCAAATTCCTGTGCGCCGTCGAGTTTAATCTTAATCATTTCCTGTTTATCC